GATGCCGCCGTAGTAGTTGCCGTAGTTCATTCCATAACCGCTGTTCAGCAGGCCGGCGGCCAGCCCGACCATCTGGAAACTGAGCGTTACCACCGCGCCGACATGCGCGCGGATCGCGCGGCGTTCGAGCTGTCCGGAAGACGGCGTCCACTCGACATATCCGCCGAAAAAATAGCCACTGGCAAAACCACCCAGATCGGGCATGGTGAGATTCAGCGCCGCCGCCGCGCCGACCCGGCTGGCCACCCCATAAGCCGACCGGCTCAGGCCACATGGGCCGGAATACAGCACATGCGGGCATTGCTTCTGATACAACCTGCGCAGGCCGGTGCGCTTGATCGAGGTATAAATGCTCTCACAATGGATGACCGCCCCCAGCCCAGACAAGGCAATGCCGAGAATGCGCCCCATCCAGGCAACGATCACGTCGGCATCGCCCAGATGCTGGCGATAGACCGTTACGGCGACAACTTCGTCCGGCGGCGCGAAGCGGAATAACGCCAACACCGGCAGGGTGCGCGCGCAACTGATGTTCAACGCACCGCGCGCCATTTCGTTCGTTGCCTCGATGCTGCTGCGCGCCAGCGCGTGCGCCACATAGACATTCCCCAGATAGCTGATGTCGGCGCTGGCGCTGGTGTAGCGGTAATAGTCTGCCCCGGCGCGGAATTCGTACAACTCGACCGGTTGGCCGGTTTGCAGGCCGGCTTCGCGCGCGCTATACGTCATGACCTATCGCCCGCACGGAGTGCGCCGCCTCGGCAAGTTCGCCAGACCACCAGGCTATCTCGACGCCGTCGGCATCCAGCCGGCTCATGGCCATATAACTGATGCCAACAACATCGGCAACCGCAGCCGACACGCCGAGCGGTGCGTCGATGGTGATGCGCTCGACCGTCTCATTGACTTCAAGCGCGCTACTGATGCGTCGGTAGAACACGGCGCCAGCCGCCAGAACGATGCGGATGTCGCGCCGATGCTGACCGGCGGCAATATTGTCGCTGTAGCCGCAGTGCGCAATATCAATGGTCACAGCCAGCGCGCTGATGGGCGCGACAACTACCATATCCTTTGCCCAGGTCGGCACCCAGAGCGCCCCGTACTTGCCGCGGCGCGCATAGAGCCAGGCGCGAAAGTCGCCAAGCGCCGGCCGCCCATCCAGCAGCCAGCGGTGCGTCTGGACGATGGCCGGATAACCGGATTCATCATGCGTGACGCGCGGACCGGTGCCGTAATCAAGCTCGGCAAGTTTGCGCGCAAAGTCGTGGCCGACATCTTCGATCCAGTTCGGCCGATTCAGCAGCACCGGACGGCCGCGATATTGCGTTTCCGTCGCTGCCGGCCAGGCGCACGGCGCGTCGATGTCAAAGCGCAGGCGGCCATATGCCGCGTCAGATGTAAAACGGCGCAGGCCATGCTGCGCCGACAACTTTGCCAATCTGAGCGGATAGACGCTGGTGCCGGCCGGCCAGTCGGCTGCCAGCCCGGCCGCAAGGACCAAGTGGTCGCTGTGCACCTCCAGTATCTCAGCCGCCTCATGGCTGCCATCGCCGGCCAACAGGATCACGTAACCAGTGGCATGATAATCGCGTGTCGCCGTGACGATCGGGATCTCCGTTGCATCGCGGACCACGGAAACATCGAGGCGCTGGCCATCGGGAAAGATCGGCAGCGCCCAGCGTTTTGCGCCGTATCCGTATAGCGTGGAATCCAGCAGGCGGCGCCGTTCGCCGGTAGCGGCAAACGCGAACTCGAAAGACCGGCGCGGGGCGTCCCGCAACTGGACGCGCTGCTCGGTGCCGTCATGAGCCGTCAGGCAGTCGGTCAGCCAATCCAGCCGCTCGACCACAGGCTCAGACCAGTTTGGTTTCCATGTCCAGGCCGGCAACGCTTCGCCGTCGATGATCAGCATGCGCCGCCCACCCTACGCCAGCACCTGGCGCACCGCACCAGGATTGCGTTGCAGGATATTCAGAATCGACCGCTCGCCCGCGCTGCTGGTCATGTAATCCGCAACCAGGCTGGGGTCGATCACGTTGATGATGCGCGTGCCGCCGCCGCCCGTCGCCGCATTCGCCGCATGACGCGGATCGTCCCGTGTCAGCACCTCCTCGCCTTTTTGCAAGATCGCCGGCACCTCGTTGGCCGCCAAGCCAACCATCCCACCGGAGTGGTAACGCGGCGCACCGGCAAACACCAGCGGATTGACGCGGCGCGTCATGCCGCCGGTGCCGACGATGCCGCCCTGGTGAAACAGTCCGACCAACCACCCCAGCGCGCTGGCAAACAGCCCACCACCAGCACCACCACCCGCACCCCCCGCGGGGCTCTTGAATAGCTTGCCCATGATGTCGGCGGCCAGGGCTTCCGCCGCCATCTTGCCGACCGCGGCGGCAAAGCTGCGCACCAAATCGCGCAACGCGTCGCCGAAGCTCTTGGCCCCACTGGCAAGATCGGAAAAGAACGTCGATAACCCGGACTGCCCGGCATTTTTTAGATCGGTGACGAACTTGCTCTGCGTGCCCTCGATCTGCGCGAGCTGAATCTTTGCCGCAGCGATCTTCTGGATCAGCGCAGGATCGTTGGTCGCCGCCGCCAGCGCCTCCAGCGAAGCGATGTATTCGCGCACCTGGGCGATACTGCGCGCGCGGAGCCCCTGCAATTCGGCCTCGGCCTCGGTCTGTGTCAGCAATCCCAGCTCGACCCGCGCCGCCGCCTGCCGCTCGGCCTCGGCGTAGACAGAAAAGAACTCGCTCACCCGCCGTTGCAGGTCATCGAGCTTCGCTTTGGCGGTCTGCGCGTCGAACAGTTGATCGACCAGCGACAGCGCGTTCGGATCCGCGGCGAAGCGCTCCTTGGCCGACTGGTAAGCTTTCTGGATTTCCGCGAGCTGCGCATCGAGGTCTTTACCCTGGGCGCGCAGCAGCGCGATGCGCGTCTCCTCGATCGCATCGCGGTAGTCTTTCTCTTTCTTCGCCGCCTCGGCAGACAGCTTGCCGAGCACCGCAGCCCGCTCGCGTGCGAGGATGATCAGATCGGCATCGATCTTCGCTACCTCGCCCTTGGTCTTGTGGATCTCCTTTTCGGCCCGATTCCGGTCGTCACCCTGGCTGCGCGCGGCCAATGCTTCCAGTTTGACCAGGTGCGCCGCCTGTTCGGCGCGCTCCTTGTCGAGCCGATCTTTCGAGTTGCCGAAATCCTGTTCGGCCAGCCGCTGCTTTTCCTTGTACCAGTCTGCAATGGCAATGCGCCGCTGGTCAAGCGCGACATCCCAGGCTTCCGACTCGCGCTTCAGGGCGTCTTGCAATAGCCGGAAGGATTCGTCGATCTCCTTGCGCAGGTCGGGCACAGAGAAGGTAGGTTTTTTGTTTTTTGCGCTGGCGTTGAGTTCCTTCTGCCGCGCCGCGATCCTTGCCGCATCGAAGCCGCCGGTTTTGCCTTCCTGCGCTTGCAGGATTCCCGCACTCAACCGACCAGCGACCCCCTGCATCATCTCTTCGGCGAGCAGGCGGTCTTCGCGCGCCCTCTTTCCGGCCTCCTTCCAGCTCGTCTTCCCGGTCATCACGTCCCATAGGGTGCCGACCTGCTTTGCGGCGCGTGCCGCCTGAATTCCCATGGAGCTGAACAGAAACACCATCGGCTTGGCGAAGTCGTTGATGACGTGCTGACCGATCATCAGCAAGTCCTCGAACGCGGGAGCAAGCAGCTCACCGATACTGGCCTTGAGTTTTTTCGATTCGGTATCCAGCTTCGCCATCTGGCCTTGCAGGCCCCCGGACGCCTTTGCCGCGTTACCGGCTTGCGCCTCGGTCTCCCTCATCACACCATTAACCTCGGCCTGAATCTTCTCGGCCTGCGTCAGGCTATCTGTCGTTTTTCCGAGCTTCGCCGCGTAGTCATCCCACATCTTCGAGACGTTCTTGGTGACCCCGGCATTGTCAACGAGAATGCTGTTCTCGTTTTTCAGGCCCTCGGTCGCGGTAACCACCGCCTCCGCCATCGACAGATGCGCGGTACGGTTGAATGCCGCCGCGTCTTTCAGTCGGGTAATCACCTGAATCGCATCGTCGAGACGATAGCCGCGCGCCAGGAGGTTCTGTAACGCCTTGGAAGCATCCTGCGCAGAGATCAACCCGTCGGCGGCAAGCTTTCCGGCGGCGTCCAGCGCCCGCCCGATCCCCTCGCCTGAGTGATTGGCCACGGCTTCGAGCCCCTTGATGCCGGCTTCGGCGGCGGCAAACTCCTTGATGGCGCTCCTGGCGAAGTTACCGATGACCGCCAGCGACAGCGCGGCGCCGATCTGCTGCCCAATGTCGCGCATGCCATCGGCGGTCTTTTGCGCGCCATCCCGCAACTTGTCCAGGTCGCCCCTGGCGGCATTTGCGGCCACACCGGTCTTGGCCAGCCCGTCGCGCAGCGCGGCGCTGCCGTCGGGGATCTTCTTTCCCCCGTCGCGCGCCAGCGTCTTGATGTCATTTGCAAGGCGCTGGATATCCTTGATACCATTGACAATCGCATTGACCTTCAGCGCCAGTTCAAGATTAGTTCCCACAGGAGCCTCCCATGAGCATCGAGAAAGAAGTGGCGCGCGGCATCTCGCGCGAGCAGACGAAAGAAAGCCTGGCGGTGATCGCCACGTTGCTTGCCGGCCTGTTCGCCTGGTTCATCGGATCGGCAACCGCAGGCTGGCTCGGCGCTATCCTGCTGGTCATTGCGATGGTCTTCATATATCGCTGGTACCGAAAATAGTCACGGCCCTCGCCCGAGCGCGTCGAGATAGCTTTTGAACGCCTTGCTGTCCGCCTGCGCCATGCGGGCGGAGACCGCCTCGCCGATAAGCGCTTGCCGCCGGGATTTTTCCACGGCGGCAATGAATGCCCTGACCTGGCGGAGCGTGTAGCCTCGAACCTCCCCCGGCCGGTGGCCGGCGGAAATCAGGCACTGGAAGGTGTCTGCCCAGCCCCATTGATCCGCTCCATCAGCTTTCCGATGGCCGGAGTGAGGCGCTGGGTAAAAAAATCCGCATTCACCTTGATCGCCTCGGCCGCCAGCGCCAGAAACTCATCAGGACAAACGTCCCGAATCCGCTCTGCCGCTACGCCGCTGATGGCCGACACCAGATCAACCAGCTCGTCGCCGCGTTCCGCCAGCAGATCGAGCAGCGCGTCGGTATCGCCGCAGCTAACCGCGTCAAACCTTGCGGAGCCGATTGCCTTGAGTGCCCGCGCGGCGCGCGGCACCTGGCCGACCGTCAGCGGGCCGAGAGTGATCTCGGCACCGCCGAAGGTAATGCTCGCCAGCGCCGGCTCGATGACCTCGAATTCGTCGGCCATCGTTTAACCGATCCGCGCCAGGAAGTATTGCGACACGCCGGCGCCGGACTTGGTGTCATCCTTCAGCACGGTCGCCTCCAGATCGAAGCCGGCGAAGTCGTCGCCGATCAGGTCGAAGCCGGACGGCGTGAATTTTGATTTGAAGAAATCGAAATAGGCCGGCTTGCCGGAGTCGGCCTCATTCAAGCCGTCGAAGACCAGACGGAATTCCGCGCTTGCCAGTACCAGGGCCTGCATCTGGCTGTCGGCCAGAGAGGTGTAATCGACCAGCAGCGGTGTCGCATCGGCAATCGTCGAGGTGGTCGGAATGAAGATGCCGCCCTGCTTGACGACATAATCCGTATTGACCGTGTACACCGGGGTGCCACCAGCGCCGGTCAGCACCGGCGCCACGGCGGTACTGATCAGGCGCGTCGTCGGCAACAGCGTACCCTTCTTCGCGGTCAGCGGCTCATCGACAATCACTCCGCTCGTGCGCACGGTGGCGGCCCCGCGCACGGCCAGCGCCAGATTCTCCGCCACGAAGTTATGGCAGGTCAGCGCCAGCTTGACGGCGGATACCCGTGAAATACTGTTGGCGAGGCCGCCGCCGGCATTCTCATAATCGAGGATCTCTTTGGTTTCCTCGTCGATCGACAAGGTCAGCTTTGAGCAGTTGCCGAGCGGCAGCAGACCCGTGGTGCCGCTGTTGATGTAGATGGAGCCTTTGCCGATATACGTTTTCTGTGCCATGGATTATTCTCCTGAAAAAATCTGCTGGGTTTCGAACACGAGCGGCAGCCAGAGCAGCCCGGATTGATAATCTGGGCGCGGCATCTCAACCAGCCGCAGCGGCATGTGCGCCTGGTCCGGGCGCCAGCCCATCAACTTCTTGAACACGGCGGTAACGAGCGGCTGGGCATCCCCGCGCGCGGCCTGGCCATCGGCCGCCTGGGCGACGTTCTTGATCGCCAGCACGACCAGCCAGCGCGTAAACACGCGCGCCTTGTCACCGGAATCAGTCAATTCGGCAACGCGGCCGCCATCAAAGACGACGTAAGCGCAGGGCGCGGGCTTGGGTTTCTCGGCACCCAGGTCGGATAGGCCATAGACACCCTTGAGGCCGACGATATCGGCCAGCCGGGTGCGCAGCAGGGGTTCGAGCGAGAGCATCAAAACCCCTCGCTGTCGCTGAACACGGCGACGGGCGCGGACACGGCCACGCCGCCCGTGGGCGGCTGCTCGGCCGTCGGCAGGCCGAGGCTGACGCGACCGGCGGCCAGGCTTTCCAGCAGCCGGCGCGCATCCTCGTAACGCTTGCGCACCTCCTCCATCGGGTTGTCGGCGGCGAGGCGGTAACGCGCGATGTCGCAGGCCAATCGCACCAGGATCGGTGGCACGGTGGCGAGCGGCAGGGCATAACGCCCGGCCAGGTGGGCATCGATCTCGGCCGCGGCTTCCGCCAGCGCGCCGGACACCACGCCGACATCGGCCACCTCGTCGCCATCGCGGTCGGCGAGCTGCAGAACTTCAGCGGCACCGAAGCGGGTTTCGAGGTCGGCCTGAACGGCGTAGGTCATCGCGTGTCAGCGCTCAGAGAGCGGCGGCGTCCGTCGCGACCTCGACCACGCCGGCGACGAGCAGCGCATCGACTGTCGCACCGGGCGGCAGAACGATGATGGCGCCGAAGGCGTAGGTGTCGGTATCGTGCTGCAGCGGCGAGAGCACGCGGTAGCGGGTCGCCTCCGGCGCTTCCGGCGTTTCCGCCGGGCTGGTTTTAGCTTTACTCATCATCAGCCACCGCGGCAGAGATCAGGTAGCCGGCGTTGATGCTGGCTGCCACCGGGGCCAGGGAATCGGTCACCGGGTAGATCCACGACTTGGCGTTGCGATCCTGATACGGCACCTCGACCAGCGGGTAGCCGCCGAGCCGGTAGGTGTAGCCGTAGCTGGGCAGGCCGCCGTCGGCGATGCCGGAGACGTCGGTGAAGGCGACCACCACATACTTACCCCAGACGTCCTGAATGACGCCGCTGGCATCCTCGTAGATCGCGTCGCCGACCACCACGCGCTTGACGTCCCAGAGGTTCGCCAACATGTCGAGCGTGATCGAGTCGCGGCCGGTGTATTTGATGCGGTCGATGATCAGCGGGTGCGTCTTGAGCGCGGCCCAGACCTTCGGGCCGATGACCACGGTGTTAGGCCGCTTGCCGACGGAAGCCCGCACCGCCTCGATGGCGGTCTGGATATCCTTCGACGGGTTGGATACACCCGAGGTCTGGTCGCTCCACTGGCTGGTGCCGGCGAGCGTAACCTTGTTGGCGGCTTGATACGAGCCGGCCGTGGTGGCGATGCCGGCCGCCATGATCTCGTTACCGAGCTGGATGACGTTCTGCACCTTCATGACGGCGACGCGACCGAGATCAATTCCGGGCACGGCATTGGCTTCCTGCATCAGCTCGAAGGGTACCTTGCCTTCCAGGCTGTAGTCCGCCAGCGCGAAACTCGCGCCGCTGTAACCGATGTCGAGACGCTTGGTCGCGGCACCCGGAGCGCGCGCAGTATTGTACTGGCGGAAATCTTCGCGGCCGAACTGGATGATTTTGCCGCCACGCTGCTCGACCGGAACGATGGGGAACAGTGCACGGAAGACCAGCTCGGCATTCTGGTAGCCCTGGGCGACGGTGGAAAGGATCGGATCGACGACGCGGGCGCCGGATGTGGGCAATTGGGGCATGTTTCAGTCTCCTGTAATTAGGCGCGGGGTTAAGCGTTATCGAGCAGCAGCACTTCGATGAACTGGCCGGCGGCGCCGGCCGCTTCGAGAGCGAAGCCCACCTTGGCCCCCGAGGTGACCCAGGTGATGGCGCGGCCGGAGGCGTCGACCTTGAGCGTGGCACCAGCGGCAATGGCGGCACCCGCCTCGACGACGGCAGTACCTTGCGCGGTGACCGGGAACTTCTCGCCCGAGACGGCAGCGGTATTGGCCACGCCGATGGCGATGCCGTCGGCGCCGGTTTGCACGGCGGCGGGCGTGACAAAGCGGTTGGCGACGATGGCGCCGGCAGCAGCCAGGGTCAAGCTAAGAATGGAAATGGCTTGTTGGGACATGGATCAAGCTCCTTTCTGAACGGCGTGAACCGCCGCGAGGTAATCGACCTTGTGGGTTTCCGCATAAGCCGTGGCCTTGCGGTGGATATCGAGCGCGGCGGCATCGACGGTGAGGCCGTGCGGCGCGGCAAAGTCGGCCCCGGCGACGAGTTGTTCGATCTTATCGGCCCCGCGCTCGGCGAAGTCGATCTGCGGGGGCGCGGCCTTGAGAGCGGCTTGTAAGGCCTCGGCCAGCGGCTTCTTCATCTCTCCCTCGGCAAACTCGACCACCTGTTCCTGGTCGGCGACAAAGTCGAGTGTGGCGACGATCACCGGCGACAAGCCCGGCACGAGGCGGCCCTCCTTGACCAGGCCTTCGCAGAAGCTGGCATGGTCGGCATGACGGCGCGCGGAGACGGCGGCCTTTTCACGGGCGGCGCCATCGGCGAGCTGTTGCTTGAGCTGGGTGTTTTCGGCCTCCAGTGCGGCCTTTTCCTCGGGCGTCACAGATGTGATCTCCTGTTGGGTTGAGAATTCGATGGTTTCGATGCCACCCTCATCGGCGGCGAACTCCGGGGAGCGCAGGCCCTTGACGGCGGGCGCGGCCGCGCCGAGAAAGCCGACGTGGCGCAGGTAATAGACGCCCGGCACGGGATTGCCCGGCGCGGTCGGCATGAAAAAGCTGGCGGAAATCTTCTTGAAGCGGCCGGCATCCACCATTGCGGCGAACGCGGCATCGACCTGGTGCGGCTCGGCTTCGAGGTCTGGCGCGGCGAATAGCGCCTTGACCCAACCATAGGCCGGCGCATCGACCGCCGGATGCCCGACGACCAGCGGGGCTTCATGCTTGGCCGGGTCGTAGGCGGCAGCGGAAGCCGCCAGATCGGCGGCAGAGAAGTCGAGTGTCGCGCCGGACATCGCCGTGTGGCGGCCGGGGCGGAAGATGTGCAGGGGTTGGCGAAGATTCGGCATGAAGCGAATCATCGCCGCGCGCGCGCGGCGCGGTCAGGGGGAACGGCTTCGGATGACCGATTCAGCCCACGTCCAGATGGTCGCGAATGATGCGCTCGATGATCTTGCGGTCGTCGGCCGACAGACCGAGGAAAGGTCGGGCCGGGATGTCGCCCCAGGGGATCGGGCTGCCGCGCTTGTTACTGCCGAAAGCGCCCCTCTTCGCGCCGAACTGCTGGGCGGCGGCATATATCATCGGGCTGCCGACGGTCAGGGTGTTGCCGCTCACATTGTAATTAATTCGGGTCGACAGCGCCTTGCCTTCGCCGATCAATGGTTGCTTGCCGCCCTTGCCGCGCCAGCGCGCCAGTGTGGAAGGTGCGTTCGGCGCCCAGCGGGCGCCGTCGGGCGCTGTCGATGACGCGAAGCGCTTGAGGGTTGACTCGGTCAGCTCCTCGCCGATTTCGAGCAGCGCCGGACGCGGGTTCGCCGCGCGGCGCGCCAGCCGGTCGAGTACGGCGCGCACCTGGGCGTCGTCGATTTCAATGGTGATCATGGCGCCGCCCGGCCGCCCGAAGGAGCCATGCGCCCCCCAGTGGGGGGCAGCGAACAAAGTAAGCGTGGGGGGCTATTCATGATCTGCTATCCTTCGGCCATGGGCGGATTCGTTCCGGACGTTGAGGTCAGGGGGCGCGCAAGCGCAGCATTGACTCCCGCCCGCTTCATTCCCTATCCCCAGCCGTCTTGATCAGCAGCGACACCAGCGCCAGCGCGCGGGTTTTCTTTCCCGAGCGGATCTCGTACACGGCACGGTAGGTTTCCCCGCCAATCGTCTTATATGCCACCACGGCATTCAGGCCGTGCCCGGTGGCATGGCCCGGCTCTATGCGGTCGGCCTCGGTCAGCACCTGCCATGCCCGGTCGTAATCGTCCGGGTGAACCGCGCGCTGTCCGGCGCCATCGTGGCCATGCGCCTTGTCGACATGCCGGGGCGCTTCTGCCGGCAGCAGGCCGATGTAGCCACGCAAATCATGTCCGGTCGCCGCGTCGATCTGTTCAAAGTTTCCGGGAAAGCCCAGCCAGGCCGAGTGCTTGAGGGCGCGATCCTGCAAAACGGCGGCAGCGAACCCGGAAGCCAGTTGATGCGCGGCGACATAACGGCTCAGATCATAGGACAGCGCCTTGGTGATGGCCGGCGGATAGGTGATCAGCTTGTCAGAGACCATCTCGCGCAGCGGCATGTCGGCACGCGCCCCTGGCGCATAGGCCCAGCCCTTGTCGATGCCGGCCGGTGCGCCGGTCTTGGCGCTGATGGCGTCCCAGCCCTCGGGCGGCGCGGTGGCATCGCCATCCGCCGGGCCGCGCACGGCCTTGATGCGGCAGCGGCAGCCCCAGCCATTCGGCGGATAGTGCGTCTGCCAGAACGGATGGTCGTGGCGCAGCGTCAGGCCGGTGTCGCCCCAGTGTTTGTGCAGCGGGCGCGGCGACACGACCGAATCGTTATGGATGTAACGCCAGAACGGCCGCACCGCGAGCAGGTCGGGGTCGGTGAGCTGCTGCCAGCGGCCGGCGGCGTGGCTGGCCTGCATGTTCGTCTGGTAAATCACCCGCGTACGCCAGGCGCGACCAGCCGCAGTCGCCGCGCCAGTGTAGTTGGTCCAGCCGTGCTGTGCCGCGATCGCGAAGAAGTCGCGGCGGAACGCCTCGATGCCGATACCGTCGGCGATCACCTTGTCCACGGCGCCGCGCAGGTCCGACAGCAGATCCGCTTTCATCGCGCCAGCGACGACGAAGGCGCGATCATGGGCGGATTGCCAGACATCGTCCCAGCGTTCGCTGGGCAGGTTGAGCTTGGCGCGGAAGAAGGCGAGCTGCTCCTGGAAGGGTTGGCCAAAACCCGCCTCAATACCCATTTTCTACCCCACAGGTCAAAACCACGCCGTGCGCGGCGTCAGGACATAGCGTTACTAGCGCGTTACTCGGTCGCGTGTTGCACGATCGCTCGGAGGTTGGCATGGATATAGCCTTTCGGCACCAAGAAACGCTTAAACGCCCGATTTCGCGATTCACCGCTTTCCCCCCAGCCAGATCAGATCGTCGTCGCGCAGGTAACGCGGGCGGACGGTGCGGCCGAACCCCTGCGACCCGGCGCCGCCGGTCGTGAAAGTCGGCGCTGGCGGGACGGCGATCTGCGCCTCAGGCAATAACCCGAGCGCGGCGATCTGCATGCCGCCGGACAGCAGGCCGATGCTGGCAATACTTGCGGCCGCGCTCATAACCTGGCCACAGTGACGGTGCCGCCGGCGATGCTGCGCGACTGCACCAGCGGTCCAGCGGCGACCTGTGCGTCGCTGGCGATCATCGGATTATCCGGGTCGAGGCCGAGGCGGCGCCACAGATCCGTGACCAGCTGCCCAACGTCATCGGGTATATCTCCTGACGTTCCGCTGCGCACGCTAGTGACCTCTGTTGTGCCGCTCTTGGAAATGGTGGCGCCGCCGAACAGGGCGGCATCGGAGGTTTCCGTCAGAGGCGCGGCCGGATCGAGGCCGAACCTGCGCCAGGCGTCTGTCAGCATGATGACCTGCGATGGCGACAGAACGTTCGGCAGCACGATCTTTCCGGTCGCCATCAGCGTAGCCGGTTCAAGCTGGGCCGAGGCCACCCCGGTGATGACCAGGGCAGCCGTCGCGGTCAACATGGCATCGGCCAGTTGCCCGGCGGTCGCTCCCTGAATCGCAAGCGCCCCGGCGGCGGCCGTCGTGGCATCCGCCAGCATCATCGTCGCCTGGCCTCGAATGGCCAGTGTGCCGGCGGCTACCAGCATCGCGGCATCGAGCGTCCTTGTCAGCGCACCCGCAATCGGTAACGCGCTGGTGGCTGCCAGCGTGGTATCGGCCAGATGTGCCGTGGCGGCGCCGCCGATAGCGAGACTGCCCTGTGCAGCAGCGGTGGCGTTGTCGAGCGTTATCGCCATCTGGCCACGAATGGCCAGGGCGCCGGTGGCGGCCAGGGTCGTGTTTCCGAGGGTGACGGCGGCACTGCCCCGGTTGAGCAGTTGCCCGGTGGCCGCCAGCGTGGCGGCGTCGAGCGTGGCGGACAGGCTGCCACTGATGCCGGCGCCGGCCAGCGCACCGGTAGCGGCCAGCGTGACGTTATCGAGCTGAACTGATGCGGTCGCTGATATTGCCAGCGTGCCCGAAGCCGAGAGGGTTGCCGTTCCGAGCGTTGCCGATGTACTGCCGACGATTGCCAGCGCACCCGCGGTCACCAGCGTCGCCGGTGCCAGGGTGACGGCCAGCGTACCGGTGATGTCAGTGGGAATTGATGCTGCAAAGAAGTCATCCGCCAGCAGGGCGCTGGCTTGTGCGATATCCCACAGGTCGCTGCCCCCGCGCGCCAGCGGATAGCGAATATCTCTGTTGTTGCGCGTGTCGCGCGGCGCGTCCGCCTGCGGGTAGGTAACGGACATGGTCTAGCCGTGAATGATCTTGCCTTGCCCTCTGATAGTGCCGGTGCTGGTTGCTGTACTCAGCAGCACGCCGGCCAGGCAGGCATCATTGGGAGTCTCCGGGAACCCGAGTTGCGCCCAATCGAAGGGGAACACCACATTGGCCACGGGCACGCTCATGGCTGCGCGTAGCCGGCTGGCCGTCACGCCGAACGATCCGGCCGTGCCGGTCGAGGCCGAGAGCGTGACACTATTGACGCCACGGATGAAGCGGCCGTTCACCGCCGGAATCAGCTGACGCATCTGGCTCGCCGCAATTGCCGTGCCGCCGAGGGCTATCACCGCCAGGTTGCCGGTGCTGGCGTCGTCGTAGGTGACATTGACCGTCGCGCTCGAGGCGATGGCGCCGGTGGCGGTGTACCACTCCAGCCACCACTGCACATCAGAATAGTTCGCGGCGCCCAGGCGCGCAGCCGGTACCGCGCCGCCCGCATTGATCGTGCTGAGATCGATGTCCACGGTTTGCGCGGTCAGCAGCGTACCGTTCAGGCCACCCATGTGCGCCAGGCGATCACGAATCTCCAGGTTCGTGTTCGCCGTGCCGCACAGCAGGGTATGGTAAGCAAGATAGGAGGTCGCGGGGGCGCTCTGGTTGTTAAAACCGATAGCGCCAGTCAGCGCCTTGGTGCAATACGCTGCAGCTGCCGGAATCGCGCCCTGAGCCGGTACGCCGGTAGCCCGCCACAGCGAACAGTACTGACCGACCACCTGCGTGGCCAGGCTGGCCTTATCCCACAGGATGCGGCTGTTATTGTTACCCAGTCCGGCGATAAGCTGGTCGCGGGTTGTGATCGTCATGATCAGGCGTTGCCGTCAGTCAAGGTAAATCCGGTGACGCTGAAGGCTTGCCCGCCAGCGAAGCTGGTGTTGTCGACCTGTAGATCGCCGCCACCGCCCGTGGCCGTCACCGTGCCCTGCTCATGACAGGTAACGCCATCATTGGCGTAGATACGGAAATGCGCGGCGGTACCGGCGGCATCGGCGCTGGCATCGGCCCAGCTGCCGGCCATCGCCTTGCTGCCAGCGGCGGCGGCGGCCATCCAGTCCGCCGGCAGGGCGAGCGTGGCCAACACGGTACCGGAGTCGGCCGTGGCGCAGGAAGCGGGCGCTGCGCCGGTGCGAACCTTCATGATGGCAGAGGCACCGATGGCGGTTTCGACGGCGTCGAGGCGGGCGTTGCGAACAGCGACGGAAAACTGGATGGTCATGATTTACTCCTGTTCGTAAATGGTGATGGTGCGGGTCACTTCTAAGTTCTGCAGATCGCGCTCGACGGTCTGGATGGCGCGGACGGGGTGGGGCGATGGCGTTACCACGTTGTTCAC